GTTCGCATTTAGACAGTATTGATTTAGATTCATTTGGTGAAGAAATTGATTTAAACGAATGGGAATTAATTGATGCAAGGGAAGTTAGTTATGAAGAAGAAGCTAAATTAGATGCAGAATTAGAAGCTTTAAATAACCCTAAAAAATCAATATTATCTAAAGTTTGGAACTTTGTTAGTACTGGTATTGCTAATCCAAATGCAAAATCTGAACAAGACGGTAAATTATTTAAATCACGTTATAGGTATAGTGGCGATGTAGGAGCAAATAGCCGTCCATTTTGCGTTAAAATGCTTTCAGCTAATAAAGTATATAGAAAGGAAGATATAATGCGTATGAGCCAAACTAAAGTCAACGAAGGTTGGGGTCCAAAAGGTGCCGATACTTACGATGTATTCCTTTATAAAGGCGGTGGGGCTTGTCATCATTTTTGGACACGTGAAACCTATAGAAAAAAAGCTGATATTAATAGCCCATTAGCTGCACAAATAACACCAGCACAAGCAAGAAAAGAAGGAGAAATATTACCAACTAACAATCCATTAGTATATCAAAAGCCTATTGATATGCCTAATCAAGGATTCTTACCTAAATAATTATAAAGATGGCGCAAGCATTATTCGTAACAAGAGAAGATATAGTAAAGTTTACAGTAATGAATGGAAACGTTGACACGGATAAATTCATTCAGTTTGTAAAAATTGCACAAGACACACACATTCAAAACTATTTAGGCACAAAGTTATTTGATAAAATTAACGATGCTATTGTAGCAGGTACTTTGGCAAGCCCATATACAACGCTTTTAAGCAAGTATATTAAACCAATGGTAATACATTGGGCTATGGTAGAATATTTACCTTTTGCGGCCTATACTGTAGCTAATAAAGGTGTTTTTAAACACAATAGCGAAAATAGTATAAATGTAGAAAAGGAAGAAGTAGATTTCTTAATTGAAAAGGAAAGAGATATAGCACAACACTACACAAATAGATTCTTGGAATATATACCTTATAACACTGCCAGCTTTCCTGAATATAATAGCAATACAAACGGTGATATGTTCCCTGATTCAGAAGCAAATTTTACAGGATGGGTAATCTAAAAGAAACTTACAAGCCAAAAGCAGTTAACGTAAAAAAACTGCAACTATTTTTAAATAAAATAAAAGATAAAAAATGAGTTTACAATTTACACATATAAAAGGGGACACTTTTGATGAGGTTGCATTTCAGTTAAAGATTAACGATGAAGTTGTTAATTTAACAGGTGCTGTTATTAAAATGCAATTACGCAAAAGTTATTCAGATACTAATGCTGCTTTATCACTTACTTCGGTTTCATCTGCAGGTATTACCATAACTAATGCCACAAATGGAGAATTTAAAATTAACACACAAATTATAGACATCCCTGTTTACAATTATGTATACGATATTCAAATTACTTTAGCGAGTGGAGTAGTTAAAACGTATGTTCAAGGTGGGTTCAATATTACTAACGAAGTAACAAGATAAAAAAATGGGTGACGATATTACTATTGGTGTAACTGAAATTGTAAACAATATTGAAGTTACTGCACAACCAAACGACCAAATTGTAGATATTAGTGTAATTGATAATGCAGATGATGTTACTTTAAACATAACACCTACTGTAATTGAAATAAATGTTAATAGAGGTTCTTCTTTTGCCAAGTGGGGTACTATATTAGGTACACTATCTGACCAAACAGATTTACAAGCGGCTTTAAATTTAAAAGCTAATTTAGTAGGCGGTAAAGTACCTGCTTCAGAATTGCCTTCTTATGTAGATGACGTAGTAGAAGTAGCTAATTATGCAGCTTTACCAGCTACAGGTGAAACAGGTAAGATATATGTAACATTAGACAATAATAAAATCTATCGTTGGAGTGGTTCTACTTATATAGAAATCGCTGCAAATAGTGCTATTTGGGGTGCAATTACGGGTACATTAAGTAGTCAAACAGATTTACAAAATGCTTTAAATGCTAAATTTGATAATCCTACAGGTAATATCACACAATATATAGCAGGTGATGGTTCTTTAATCACATTTCCTGTAGCGGGGCAATCAGGTACATTAGTACGTGAAGTAAGAAACACCACAGGTTCAACTTTAACAAAAGGAACTATCGTTTATATCAATGGTGCTACAGGTAACAAGCCAACGGTAGCAAAAGCTATTGCTACAGGTGATTCTACATCTGCACAAACCTTTGGAATGTTACAAGCTGATTTAGCTAATAATGCTAATGGATATGTAGTATGTGTTGGTGATATTGTAGGATTAGATACTTCAGCAATTACTGAAGGAACACAATTATATTTATCTTCTACTACAGCGGGTGCTTATACAACTACAAAACAAGTAGCACCTGCACATTTGGTATATATTGGTGTAGTTACACGTTCACATCCAACTTTAGGACAAATAGAAGTTAAGATTCAAAACGGTTATGAATTAGACGAAATTCACGATGTGTTAATTACTTCTAAAGCTAATAATGATTTGTTGACTTATGAAAGTAGTTCTTCATTATGGAAGAATAAAAGCATATCTACTATTTTAGGATATACTCCATCGAATGATTCGAATGTTGTTCATATAACAGGAAGCGAAACTATTACAGGGTTAAAGAAATTTACTGATTTTTTATCTACTGATAAAGCATACAACCAAAAAATTATTTCAGGTGGATTTTTGCCTGATGCGGGTTATGGTAATATTTACCAAAATGATAGACAAATTACTTTTTTACAATACAATGCTGCTGCTACTGCAGTCACCCAATTTAGTTTTATTTATCCTGATAGTAATACAACACAATTTTACTATGTACCAAATGCGAGTGGGACTTTAGCTTTAACAAGTCAACTTCACAATGCAGTAACTATTGGAACTGCAAACGGATTGTCTCTATCTACTCAAGTTTTAAGTTTAGGTCTTGCAAGTGGTTCAGCAAATGGTGCTTTAAGTTCTACGGATTGGACAACGTTTAACAACAAACAAAACGCTATAACTAACTTGATTGATGGAATTGTACTTGCGGGATATATTCCTAAATCTACTTCAGCAACTTCAGGATTAACTACTTTGGGTAATTCTGCTATTTATGATAATAGTGGTAAAATAGGAATAGGAACAACAAGTCCTACGCAAAAACTTGATGTTAATGGTTTTATTCGTGCAGATAGCGGTTTTAAAGTAGGTAATAATGGGCAAATAGTGCCAAATGGATATTGGGGAAATTTAACCTATGCGGGAACAGGTGCAGGTTTTGATTATGGTTTGGTTACTTCAGGTGGTTCAGGAATTGCGGGTGTGCCTACAGGAACGGATAATTTTTATATTGCTAATAAATTAGGAATAGGTACAACGAGTCCTTCAAACCTTTTAACCATTAGAGGTAATGGAAATAATATGGTTTCTATTCAATATAATTCAGATGGTGGTGCATCAGGACTTGGTTTTTTTAATTCATCAGGAACTGAATTGTTTTCTATTGGTGGTGGTAGGTATCAAATGCAAGATGAATTGGCTATATCAAGACGAGGAACATCTGTTATATATATAAATAATTCAAATAACGTAGGTATAGGAACAACAAGTCCTTCGGCTAAATTAAACGTATCAGGAGATATTCACATTGGTGATTATGGTAGTGCTTCATCAAGAGTTTTAGACTTTAGAACAAATAATTCATTATTCACAATAACTACTGATGGTACATCGGGAGGATTAGGTACTACAATAACTTATTCTTGGGCGAATGGAGGACAAGGTCCTTTAAAGTTTAATAATGCTTCAGGTGAGGTAATGAGATTATCTTCAGGTGGTAGTGTATTAGTTGGAACTACAACAAATACTTATGTTTCAAGACTTGTTCTTGATGGTGCTGTTGATAATAATACTTTAGAATGTAAACATACAGGAACAGGTAGTGTTTATAATGTTATTTTTGTAAACGGAAATGGTTATGTTGGTGATATTAGAACAAACGGTTCTTCTACATCATTTAACACAACTTCAGATTATAGACTAAAACAAGATTTACAACCTATAAATGGATTGGATTTAGTTTCACAAATTAAAGTTTATAATTATCAGTGGAAAGTAGATGAATCACGTTCTTATGGAGTTTTAGCACACGAATTACAAGAAGTTATACCACAAGCAGTAAGCGGAGAAAAAGACGCTGAACAAATGCAAAGTGTTGACTATTCTAAATTAGTACCTATTTTAGTTCAGGCAATACAAGAACTAAAAGCAGAAATAGAAATTTTAAAAACAAAATAATATGACACAATTTAAGTGGATAATTTCAGCAATGGAATGTATCAAAAAAGACGGAGATTTACAAGACGTAGTAATTACAATACATTGGCGTTATGCTGCTGAAAAAGATGGCGTTTCTACTGATATGTACGGGGCTACTTCAATGCCTTTGCCTACAGGTGAATATTTTACACCTTATGAAGAACTAACTAAAGACCAAGTTTGTGGATGGTTAGAAGCTACATTAGATGTTCCTGCAATGGAAGAAAATTTAGATAAGCAATTGGATTTAATAATTAACCCAGTAAACGTAACATTACCACCTCCATTTGAAAACTAAAAACAAAAGTAACATTATGTTATTTTTAAGTAAATCAAATAAAAATTAATTAAAACAAACAATTATGGAAACTAAACAAGCAATTGAAATTTTAGTACAAGTAGCACATTTAGCACAAAAAGGTGGTTTATTACAATTACAAGATGCAGTAGCAGTAGCACAAGCTATTAATACATTAGCACCTAAAGAAGAAGTAATAGAAGAATAGTTAAGATGGGGATATTAATTTATCCCCTTATTAAATTTAGTATGAGT